TCGTTCAATCCTTGCATCACCTTTAAAGGCTGAAATGAAAGATAAGATTAATAAGGTAATCAAAAAAAGAGAAGGATTTAGACCATTTGCACCTATGGTATTGCAAGATGTGCAAGATAAGTATTTTGAAACGGATGGAGATGTTCCATATATGAATCAGGTGGTTAAAGTCAGAACTGAATATCAGGAAAAGTTAGGAGCAGTAACTCATGTGGATGGAACTGCTCGAATTCAAACTATATTTACCACTTCAAACAACCGAATATACAGGTTATTGAGGAAATATGAGAAATTGAGTGGATATCCAATTTTATTAAACACATCATTCAATGTAAAGGATAAAACTATGGTTTTAACGCCGGAAGATGCCTTACAAACCTTCTATGATACGGAAATGGATGTGTTGGTATTGGGTAATTATATTGTTTACAAATAAATTAAATATTTATACATACAAATAAGATATTATGGCTCAAACAAATTGGACAATCAGACAATTGGAAAGACACATTGTAAACGGTATCGTTACAAAAGTGTATTGGAAGTGTGAGGTTGTGGATGGTATGTTTACCGCCGCAGCTCAAGATGTTGTAACTATTTGTGATGATTTAAGCACAGTTGATACCAATGCGCCTGAGTTTACACAATTTTCAAACCTAACTGCACCTCAATTGGTTGAGTGGGTTACGAATAAATTAGGAACTGAAGAAGTATCTGGTATAGTAAGTGGATTAACTTATAACATAGATATTCAAAAGGATTACGCTACTAACTTTGTATATGGATTACCTTGGGAAGTAGCCCCAACTGAAGAAGAAACAACCGAATAAGAAGAATATAATACATTAGATAATAGTAATAGATTCCTAATACGATATTTTAAAAAAAATTGTGTTTTGGGGATTTCCCTTATATTTATATGTGTATTTTGTTTGGAAGTACACGGAATTAAAATATAATAACAAATATATAAATAACAATGGCAGAAAGAATCGTATCACCTGGTGTTTTTACAAGAGAAAATGACCTATCCTTCTTAGCGCAAGGAGTTGGTGAAATTGGAGCAGCATTTATTGGACCTTTTAAGCAAGGACCGGCATTTATTCCAACAATCGTAAGAACCCAATCAGAATTCGAAGATATCTTCGGAACACCCGATGGAACATATTACACAGAATATGCAGTTCAAAACTATTTAAGAGAAGCTGGAACGGCTACCATCGTAAGAGTTGGTGGTATCGGTGGTTATCAACAACCACAACCTTTCGCTTTAAGAATTACAGGTTCTGCTGATGGTGATAACTCCGATGGTAGAATATTCGCAGTATTATTCGCTACAGGTTCTAACAATCAACCTACAGGATTCACAGGATCTATTTCAGCAAGTCAATTATCTGATAGTTCATCTTTTGTAATAAACAATGCGGGTATAATGGGAAGCTCTTATACACTAAATTTATTACCTTCATCAACTAATGATGTTAGTGATGTATTTGGTGAATCACCATTTGGAACTAAAGCACCATATACTTATGTATATTTTGAAAATTATGCAGCAACATTAAGTGGTGCTGATTATGGTATCCAAAGAGTTACTATCCCAACACAAGATTTCAGACAAGATATTACATACGCTTCAACTCCTTGGGTTCAATCTCAAACGGGAAGCGCACAAGACCCATCAAGCGATTTATTCCGTTTCCACACAATTGGTGATGGGACAATCTATAACACAAAATACAAAATTGGTATTTCTGGAGTTAAAGCAGCTGGTGAAGATGGTTCAACTGATTATTCTGTATTTAGTGTAACTGTAAGAGCATTTTCTGACACTGATAGAAGAAAAGTAGTATTAGAAACATTTAACAATGTAAACTTAGACCCCGCTTCTCCTAACTTTATAGCTAGAGTAATTGGTGATAGAAATGTAACTATTGATTCTGATGGTAAAATTACTGAAAATGGTGATTACTCAAACAAATCAAAATATATTAGAGTTGAAGTAAAAGAGCAAGGTACATATCCAATATCAGCAATGCCATTTGGACACTCTGCATATTATTCACCAATTGATGATGGACAAAACGGAAATTTATTACCAGGTGTTCAATATTCAACCGGTTCAAAAGATAATACAACATCTTCAACCATTAGATTTAGTGGATTGGATATCGAATCAGCAGCATATAAAATAGATATGACTCAGTTCTTAAAACCAATACCTACTGGTATAACTGGAAGAACTTCAAATAACTTCTCATTCCACAATTCTCCATTTAATTATGTTCCAACGGGCTCAGCAGCTATTGATATGGCTAAGAGACAAATTATATTATGTTTCCAAGAAGGTTTTGATGGATTAAATCCAATTATTAAGCCAGCATTGGGAACATCTATTTCAGCAGCTAACGTACAAGGACTTGATTGTTCAACTTCAATAGCAAGTGGTTCGGTAGCATACGCTAAAGCAATCGCAGCAGTATCTAACCCTGATGAATATGATATTAATATGGTGGTAACTCCAGGTATCATTAGAAGATTACACTCTAATGTAACTGATAGAGTAATCGACATGGTAGAAAATAGACAAGATGCATTCTACATCGCTGATTTCAACGGAGCAGGTGATACAATCACACAAGCAACCGATGAAGCATCTTTAGTAGATTCAAACTATGTTGGAACTTACTATCCTTGGGTTAAAACAATTGATGGTAACACAAACAAATTAACTTCAGTTCCTCCATCAACTTTATTACCAGCAGTATTTGCAGCTAACGATAGATTGGCAGCAGAATGGTTCGCACCAGCCGGTTTAAATAGAGGTGGCATTACGGGAGCAGTTAGTGTATTGAATAGATTAACACATTCTGAAAGAGATACTTTATACGAAGCAAAAGTAAACCCAATCGCTGTATTCCCTGGACAAGGTATTGTAGCATACGGACAAAAAACTTTACAAGATAGAGCATCGGCATTGGATAGAATCAATGTAAGAAGATTACTTATCACTGTTAAGAAGTTTGTGGCATCTACATCTCGTTTCTTAGTATTCGAACAAAATACTTCAGAGACTAGAACTAGATTCTTAAACACTGTTAATCCTTATTTTGAAGCAATTCAACAAAGACAAGGACTTTACGCATTTAATGTGGTAATGGATGAAAGTAATAACACACCTGATGTTATCGATAGAAACATTATGGCTGGACAGATTTTCTTACAACCAACAAAGACAGCTGAATTTATAGTTATTGATTTCAACATCTTACCAACTGGAGCAACATTCAGCGCATAAGATAACGAAAAAATAATTAGTGTATATTTATTATTAATAAAACAGATAAAGAAATAAAATGGCAGAAGTATTAGAGTTTGATAAGATGTTCTATACGAACTTCGAACCGAAGATGAAGAATAGATACGTTATGGAAATTGACGGTATCCCTTCTTACTTAGTAAAATCAGCAGCTAGACCTTCAATAACTTTTGAAACAATTGTGTTAGACCACATCAACATCAAAAGAAAATTACAAGGTAAAGGTGATTGGCAAGATATAACAATTACATTGTATGACCCGATTGTTCCATCAGGAGCACAATCAGTAATGGAGTGGGTTCGTTTAGGACACGAATCTATTACTGGTAGAAGAGGATACGCTGACTTCTATAAGAAAGATATCACTTTCTATATGTTAGGGCCTGTTGGAGATAAAATCGAACAATGGACAATCAAAGGAGCATTTATTAACTCTGCAAATTTTGGTGACCTTTCATTTGATTCTAACGAACCTGCAACTGTTGAATTAACTTTATCTTACGATTACGCAATCTTAGAATTCTAAAACATATTCCTTACGGATGCTACCGAAGGACAACCCTCATCAGAAATGGTGGGGGTTTTTTTATTTCTAATTTTTTTAAAAACATATATTTATATATAAACAAATACATACAAGTTATGACAGAACAAACATACGATTTTCCAACCGAAGTGTTGGATTTGCCATCAAAAGGATTGGTTTATCCAAAAGACCATCCATTGGCATCCGGTAGAATTACAATAAAGTATATGACTGCAAAAGAGGAAGATATCCTATCCAGCCAAAACCTTATCAAAAAAGGTATTGTATTGGATAAGTTGTTTGAATCTATCATTGTGGATAAAATCGATGCTAAAGATATTGTAATTGGTGACAAGAACGCTATTATTTTGGCAACAAGATTGTTAGGATATGGACCTGAGTATTCAATGAAATTTTATTCAAGTGTAACAGGTGATACAATTCAAACTGTAGTTGATTTATCAAAAGTTCAAACAAAAGAAGTAGATTTTTCTTTATTTAAAAACAAAAATGAGTTTGAATTCACTACTCCATTGGGAAAAAATAAATTAACTTTTAAGTTATTGACATATGGTGATGAATTGGCAGTAGAAAAAGATATCCAAGCTCTTGAAAAATTAAATAAGGATGGTTCTTTTGAAATTACTACTAGATTGAGATATATGATTAAATCAGTAGATGGTAATTCTGATATATCTACAATTAATAAGTATATTAATGGAATGTTAGCTAGAGATAGTAAAGCACTAAGGGAATATGTAAAGAGTATGTCTCCTGATATGGATATGACTTTTGAATATACTCATAGTACGGGGGAGAAGGAGGCTCTACCCATAACAATGGGTGTAAACTTTTTTTGGCCTACCGAGTAATCACACAATAAATGTTCACACTCAAATATTTGAGATGTGCAACTATGGGAATGGGTTTACTGTTATGGATTTATACCATATGCCGGTTCATTTAAGGAACTTTTACTATAGAAAATTAGTAGAAGCTAAAGAAAAGGAAAACGAACAAATAAAGAAAAACAATTCACCATCAAATTCATCTAAAGTTAGGATTAAACGATAATCCTAACTTTTTTTTTAACCTATATTTATACTATATTAATAGAAACATTTATTATGAAAAAAACTAAAAAATTAGAACAAAAATCATACATTAAGGAGTTTTTTGGTCTATTTGGGAAGAAAAAATCGGAAAGAAAGAAGGATATAAATGATTTAATCGATAATGATCCTATTCTTAAGAAATTAGATGCTGAAATCAATGATATAAACTCAAAAGCCGAAGATAGATTGGAAAAAATAGCAACATCAGACCAAATGGCTATATTGAGAAAATATGGTGTTATTAAATAAAAATAATTAATGGCTGATACTAAAGGTGCAAATTTAAAAGAAGCTCTAGCAGCTGAAAAGGAAATTCTTAGTTTAGAAACTAAGATAACTGAACTTGCCGAGAAAAAAGGTAAAAGAGCAGAAAAACAATTAGCTACTGCTCAAAAAGATCTTGCCGTAAAAAAAGCAGTTCTTACTAATAGTAAAGCATACTCCGAATATCAAAAAAAGATAAATAAAGATACCGAAGCATTTGGTAAATCTTGGAGTAAATTAAGTGGT